CCGTTGGTACCAACTATGTTATCGTTCCCAAAATCATCATATCTTTTTTGTGCTTCTTTCCAAATCAACGCGAACTGATCTTCATCAGAGTTTGGCGTTGACGTAATCAAACATTTACCTCCAGTTGACAATGTTGGAGACAGTGAGGTCCAGAACTCTACGGCTTTTTCTGGTGGTTGCACGAACGCAAACTCATCGCAATATATTAGTGTTAGGGACATACCCCGTCCTGTATTTTCAGTTGTTGTGGTTGCCATTATCTTTGAACCGTTGTCAAATTCTATACTGTTCCTGTTGTACTGTGTGACACCTGCCTTAATCCAACTTGGCAACATCTCATACGCATATCGCACCCTTGACATTATGTCAGATGCTCCAGCATATTTGTGTGCGGCTATTAGTATCTGTGAATCTGGTTTGAACATAGCGTACCAGATTAGATATCCGGACGCACAAGTTGTTTTTCCTGTCTGTCTAGGAAGCATAGCGATGGAAAACCTATGGTCATTATAACTTTGAATTAATCTTTTTTGATATGGATATGGCTTAAAATCCATTGATCCTTTTGTTGGATGTTGAATCTTCATGAATGACTCCATGAAAAACAATGGACCATTTTTTTCATCCATACACTTTTCAAGTTGCAACACTTGATCTTTTGTGTATCGATGTTTTTTGTGCGCCCTTTTTATTTGGTCGCTGTCTAATGATACATACGCCATAGTAGTGTATTTAAGTTTTTATTGGAGGTCTAAACTATTACTTTTTTTCTTCAGTAGATTCTTCTGCTTTTTTGGCTTCTGCTTGATAAGTTTTTTTGAAACTTTCATACTGCGCAGTGAGATCAGTTGCAAGATCTTCAGCAGTTAGTTCGTTGTCACCTGGGTGACCTTTCTTAATTTGAATCTTTTGTCTGTTTAAACCGCCTGAGTGTGTGTTAACAAGATCATCAATGGATTGAACTTTTTGATCATTGTGATATCCTGCTGGTGAATTGGCTAATTCTGTTTCGTCTGCTGGTTCTTCAGCACCGATCATTTTAGCGTCTACCGGCTTTACACCTGCTAGTTTTAAGATTTGCATCATCATTCCCATCTCTTCTGGAGAGTCTGTCATGATGTGCATGTCTTCTTTTACATTTTCTTTTTTCATATCGTCTTTTTTATTTATGTCCTTACCCATTGCTTTTTTGATTGCTATATCTCTTGACTTTAGGTAGTCTTTTGAATCTATGTCGCCATCTTTGTCGTGGTCTACACCTTGTTTTTCTTGCACTTCTGCTTCTGCGTCTATTTCAGGTTTTCTCGCTCCACCATCATCGAAGTCATCTCTAACCATGCCCATTGCCACATCGTATTCGTAAGACTTTGGAAAGTCCATCTGTCTTTTTTTCTTGTCCATGTCTGCGATTACTTGCATTTTTGGCATTTTAAGGTTACCATCATCATCAACATAGTCTCCAACTATCTCTTGTGCTCCGATGTGTACATCGCTCATGCCACCGACTTCATTGACACTTTCGTCCTTTGCCATTTCTGCTTTGTGTTTTGCATACATTTCTGCCGCC